ATGCTGGACCAGCCCAAGTGGTACTTTAGCTCAGACGCTGATGAGCGTCGTGTGGCCAAAGATGGGCGGTTCATCTATTGGACCGGACAACATGGCGATGACGAAGACGTGGCCAAGCCACAGTCTGATTCCAGCAACGCGGTCCTGTATCTCAAGGAACAGCTGCCTGTCCTTGAAAAGGTACGTGACCACTTCATCAAAAAGGATAGTACACAGGTAGGTCACCTGTTTGTCGGTTCACTGCGCAACTTGCTCAACGCCAACGTAACAGAAGACATCACCAAGTTCGGGATGTCGGTCTTTCGTTCGAACAAGGCTAATTTCAGCCTGATGACGGACAAGAAAGTACCGGTGGTGCACCATGTAACGCCTACAGGGTTGTCGTTCTATAACGTCGCTAACCTGGAAAGCATGGCCACCCTCCTGGACCAGTTCATT